CGGCAAAGAGTAAATTTCCACCTTGTGAAGTTGAAGATGCTGCTCCACCATAGATTGATGCTGTCGGAGCCGTACCCTGTTGGCAGAAAGCCAGCCAATAAAACCCAGTTGAAAGTGTTTGGTTAATTGTTATTGTGTAACCTGCCGATGCTGCCACTGGTGCCACGGTGCCTGCATCTAATAAAAGAGTAGAAGGTTGCCCATTGGTATCATTGTAGATACCGACTCGCACCGTTGAAGAACCAGAAAAAGTCGCACCTGTAAAAATTGCTAATCTATCAAGAGTGGTTGTTTGACTAATAAAAATTGGTGTGTAGTAAAGAACCTGATGAGTAATCGGAGTTCCTGTAAATTGATTAACTGGAGTCCTATACCAATAACCAACGGTTCTAGTAACATTAGTGCCTTTTATAAGAGCATTATCATTAGCAGACTTGACCGCATTAGGAGTCGCAGCTGTAGTCGTCGATGTTGAGGATATTGAGTCGGTAAGTTGCAAAACTCCAGCAGCAGAAGTTGATCCAGTAGATACGGATAGATCGGCAGCACTAGAAGTTCCAGCATTGGTAAGTGGAGCATTGACTGTGATTACGCCAGATGGGCCTTGGGCTCCAGTATCTCCAGTATCGCCTTTAGCACCAGTCGCGCCAGTATCGCCTTTATCGCCCTTATCGCCTTTAAGTCCAGTAGAACCAGTTGGGCCTTGTGCGCCTTGCGCTCCGGGGTTTCCTTGAGTGCCTTGTAAACCCTGTGGACCTTGTGGTCCTTGAGGTCCCTGTGGGCCTTCTGGACCTTGTGGACCCGGTGGGCCACCTGCGTCGCCCTTGTCTCCCTTTTCGCCTTTAGGACCGGGGAATAGGTTATTAGAGCTGATCGTTACGCGACCCATTACTTACCACCTAACATCGGAATAGTAGAAAAGAACGAACCATCGAGATCGCCCGTCTTAGTGAAAGAAACATGGAGATGGTGATTGTGCGGATTAGATCCCTTGTAAGGTCTCCAACGCCAGCCCAAGCGAGACGATGCAATTCGTCCTGCGAAGATGATGTAAGAAATTCGCTTGTCTCCAGCCTTGGCCGCGAGTCGAATCTGATCTGCAATATCTGGCATGAGGTCGGGCTTGCCTGACTTATGGACATCTCGATCGACATCGATGGCTCTAACAATTCCAGTCTCTCGATCAGGATTGTGGTCACTAGGACGCGCTGAATGACGGAGATCGCCGATCCAACCATCGGAACGCCTATCACGATCAGGGAAGGAGTCATCGAACTGTTCTCTTAATTGTTGGCCAGCCTTGCATAGAATAGGTTTCATTCCGTTGGCTTCTCACTTGTGAAATCTGTGCCATTCCAATAATCGCCCAAGCCTGCGTACTTACCGCGGAATGATCCATTGTAAGAAGTCTGCACCCATTCGGTATCTTTACCGTAAAGTGACTTGCAGAAGCTGATGCCCTTGGACTCTTGTTCCACGCCTTTTTTATCGAGCAGAACTTCATTATTAACTACAATTATTTCACGGACTACGCCGTCTTCAATTCTTGCAAAATGTGCCATTATCCAGTCACCACCACTACATAGCCTGAACCGCCTGAGCCACCTGAAGATGCAGGTACATTCGATGAATTACCTTGACCACCATTGCCAGTATTAGCAGTTCCATTACTAGGACCTGATACTCCACCAGCACCACCAGCTGCATATGTGACGGATGTTCCAGTAATTGAATTAGCCGATCCAGCACCAGCAGATGATCCAGATCCAGCACCGCCAGCACCCCCGCCGCCTGTGGCACCATAATTAAAATTACCGCCTGCATTACCTTGACCGCTAAAACCTGCGCCGCCTGTACCTAAATATCCAGCACCGCCACCTGAACCGCCTTGAGTTCCGTTGCTAGTATCTGAACCTGATTGACCACGGCCACCACCAGCACCGCCCCCGATGCCAATTAGTAATCCGACTTGGGAAGAGCCACCATTGTTACCCGCTGACGCACCACCAGCACCACCAGCACCTACTGTAATAGTTAATGTTCCAGCGGCTAAGTATGTACTTGCAGAATAAAGAAGTCCACCAGCACCCCCGCCGCCGCCAGGTGAATCTGTACCACCCCCGCCGCCGCCAGCACCTACGATAAGAACCTCCGCATTACCACCATTGGCGACTGTAATAGTCCCAGAACCAGTAAACTTGTAAATAGTTTTACCAGCGCGTGATGTTGTATCAATAGTAGGTGAACCAGTAGTTGCGCTTATAGTTGCGTTTCCTACTCCAGTTGAGAATGGGAATCCTGTTAGTAATGGACTCATGCGAACTTAACCGCCCCACCTGCAAGTACTGTGAATGTTGGTGTAGCCGCAGTCTTAATAATTGTGAATGAATAAGCGTCAATCGATGAGACGTTGCCAGCCGTAGGTGCAGAAGCATTTGTCCACTTAGGAGTAACGGCAGAACCGTCGATCTGGAATGCTGTTGGATAGTAAGCAGTCGCGCCATTAGTGTTTAGGAATACGGCAGAGATTGAATCTCCTACTGCCATGAGTGAATTAAGGGTAGCCGCTCCTGATCCTCTGAAGTTAAGAGTGAAGTTGGCTGAAGCATTGGTCGTGTAGTAAAGGACTCCTTGAGTCAATAGATCAAAATTGACGGTTCCAGTAGCAGCTGTGGCAGATACGGTTGTGATCTCTCTAGGAGCCGTAAGAGCCTTACGAGCCATAGTTTGACTGGAAGTAAGATCGACGAAGTTAATAGCCGTGGCATCGATGGCAGAGCCAAGGGTACGGATCGCTAGTGCGCCATCCTTGACGTAGCCTGTGTTATCAGGTGTCGTCCATCCGAAGTTAGTTGTTGTTGCCACGCTTGCCCCTAGTCATCGTAAGTGTTCCATTGTACCGTAGCCCCAACCCCATTCCATGTAAGAGACGCTGAGACGTCCTGCCATCGAGTAGGAGTGAAGCTGTAGGTGTAGTCAGTTGTATTAAGAGTCAAGATCATCTCGTATTGATTGATCGAGAATGTGTAGCCCTCGACGAAGCCTCTGTAGGTTGTGTTCTTTAAGGCGATTGGTAGGGCAGTTACTTCGATTGGCTCACCCATGCTCATCGAGATGTAGAAGTCCTTGAGAGCATCTGAAACATTAGATGAATTGATCGGGATTGTGAATGAGCTGAGAGAAGTGCGAGGATAGGCTCTAAGGGTTATGTAGCGATCGGCTTGTACTTGGGCATCTGTTGATTTATGCAAAGTGTTGGAAATTGATCCATCTACCTGCCCGAAGTCTGAAATACTTGTCGCATCTGTGGCCGTGACCGTACCTGAGTCATAGGTAAGAGTGAGGTTGTTAAGGATGTCTGCCAGAGTCTTCTGGCTTGAGACGTTACCCCAAAGAATGTGATTGTTAGGGATTACTGTATAGCCATTGGCCTTAGCGTCATTAGTACGACGCGATTCATTGGCGAAGCCAACCTTGCCTAGTGAAGTCTCATAAATGTATCCGAATGCCTGAGCCGCGAATGAAGCAGCTAGTGAGTAAGAATCGGTTGCACTTGCTGATCGAGCGGCGAACTCATAGATCGCTGGACTATCAACGATATCGATCGTCTGACCTGCATCTGTAAAGATACGAGTCATGCGATCGGTATCCATCTCCTTTACCCAAGAAGAGCCACCGATGATCTTGCGAGACATCTGAGAGAACGGGCCGACGGCTGTGATGGTCTGGACTGCATTAGTTCCGATTGTGCCTGAGCCTGCTAGGTTGTTATCAACGCTAGTGATCTTGCCTGTGAAAATCGTGACGTCTGTGCCTGCAACGTTCTTGACCTTGATCGCTACTACTTGGTTCATCTCGAAGCCATAGTCTGTGTTAGCAGTATTTAGGATCGAGATACGAGCATAAGAAGATCGAGCCTGTTCCCAGACTGAAGTTCTGCCATAAGATATCTGAACGTCTGCAAGCGTGATCGACTTACGATCTACGCCATTGACTGTGATAGTTGGTTGGGGAGTCCAAGGCATTATGCACCCACCAGTAGAGAGGCTCCAACCTTGTTGAACGTGCCAGATAGTGTTGCCTCACGATTGAGGATCTGAGTGATCTGACGAGCTGTGGAGATTGGATCGATTGCGCCATTGACGGTGATATTGATGACGTTGCTACCGCCACCACCGAATGCGCCATTAGGAATGATGTTGCCTGAGCCTGAAGGCGTGAATAGTTCTGGGCCTTGCTCGCCTACGAGATAGGTTGTACCGCCTACTACTGGGCCACCTGCGGCTCGACCACCGCCGAACATTCCACCAATAGCACCACCGATCTTTGAGCCTAGGCTGATAAGTGTCTGGAATCCACGGATGAGTGTACCGACTACATCGACGACTGTGGCTAGAGCAGTTCCAATTCCTTGAATGGCGATCTTAAATACTCCACCTAGGAATGGAGCAACGTACTTCTGAATAAACTCTAATAGGGCTTGGAACTCTTCTTTGTTATCTGATACTGCGCCTTTAATCTTATCGAAGGCAAATTGGATGCCTTGGAAGACTGGGATGAAGATTGACTTAGCAGCTGTGACGAATGCATTAAGAGCCTTGCTAATTCCCTTTTCTCCACCTATTGAATCGATGAAAGTCTGGACGCCCGGTACTACCTTCTGAACGATGAAATCGACCAATGGAGTAATAGCATCGAGAACGAATACGCCTACTGTCTCCTTGCCTTCATCGAAGGCGATCTTAAGGCGATCCATCTTGCCTTGAAATGTATCTGCCTGCTTTGAGGCTTGGTTCTCGAATGTCTTAGCAAGTTTGGCAGTAATTTCTTCCATGCTCATTGACGCTAGTTCAGCCTTAGATAGACCAATACCTAAACGTCCTAGTGATGCAGTATTGCCCTCAGCTGCGCGAGCCATCGCATTAGTGACGGCTTCGAGTGACTTACCGCTACCAGCGGCGACATCGATCGCGATGGTCTGTAACTTCTGGGCTGCTTCAACGTCTTTAGTTGCTTTGACTAAACGATCGAGGCTTGGACGAAGTTCATCGTCTGTGACGCCTTTAGCCAGAGAAGTCTTGAGGATGTATTGCTCGGTGGCCTTGATCTGGGCATCCGTGGCCCCAGTCACGTTCTTGAGAGATGTTGCTAAACGTATCTGCGCGGCTTCATCTGCGATTGCAGCCTTGACTCCATCGATGGCTAACTTGCCAGCATAGGCGACTGCCGCTACTCCTGCCGCTGCGAATGCGGCTCCTGCGATCTTGCCGAACTTAGTGATCTTATCGCCGAATGACGAAACCTCATTAGAGCCTTTAGTAAGGCTTGCGCTAAGGTCTTTGACTTCTCCAAGGATTGCGAGTTTAAGGGTTCTGCTATCTGAAGCCATTAGAACTCCTTAAGAATCTTTGAGAAGGCATCTTGCCATTCTCGAATAATATAAGGCTGGATAGCCTTGAGTGTTGGATAGATGAAGTAGCCATAGTTACCTGAACGGAAACGTGGGGTTCTGGCTGGGAACTGCTTAAACTTGTTTGAGCCGAACTCCATGCCACCCCAGAGTTTTTTAGTATCTGCTCCACCAGAAAACTTCTGAGAAGCGAACCCTAGACTGATCTCACCTACCTTGGAACTTTTAGAAACCTTGCCACCCTGAGCAATACGGACTGCAACCTTAGTGGCCACAGTTCGAGTAGCAGAAGCCTTCTGAATCTGACCTAACGCATAGTCGGCAAGTGCGCCTGAAACCTTCTTGGCTTCTTCGACTGCCTTCTCATCCATAGCCTTGAAGGCGCGGATCACTTCTCGGATTTCTTTCCGATTGTAAGCCTCGACCTCAGCTTGGTTCATTACGCTCCTTCAGTATTTCAATCGCCGTTAAAATATCTTCCGCAGATTCCCATTCCCTCATCGGGATGTGAGTTGCGATGGCTAACTCGACTAGGAGTCGGCCGATACTTCCTCGGCTATGGCTTTTGGGCTATCAGAGTTCACATCCACATCTTCGACGCTTTCCATCCAAGCATCGAGAGGCTTTACAGGTTGCCCTGCTGCTTCTCGCTTCATGGCACTATGCGCTACGAATAAGATGTCCCACATTCCAGAAAAATCTGAAATTGACTTCTGACTAGCTTGTTCCCATTTTGCGAAGTCTGGTGGATAGGCCACATAAGTAGCCTGATCCCCGGACCGATATGTAATTGTGATTGCTTTTTTCATCTTTGCTCCCGTTGTTTAGATTATGAGATGGTTAGGGTTGGCTTTGCTGTTCCCTGTAGAACGAATGTGATTGACTGAGCATCCTTGCCAGTTCCCGAAGCATCTGGGAATACTGGAAGAACGTTACCTGTGAAGACTGCGCCTGTGGCAGCTGTGAAGGTATAAGCGAGTGAAGTGTTAGGTGCTGATGATGCAGCAGTCCACATAGCCTCGCATAGTGAAGAAGCTGCGCCCCAGTCAGCAAGCATTGTGATTGAAAGGGTTGCAGTTGTATCTAGCGCGTAGAAAACCTTGCCGTCGATTGTCTCGTAGGCATTGCGCTCTAGTGATGTTGCTAGTGTTGTTGAAGTTGTTTGATCGCCGTATGCCTTGCTATCGATTGTTAGCGAGATGTCGCGACCTGTGATAACTGTTGTTGCCATTTTGTCTCCTTAGACTGTTCGCGTGTAGTGTGTACTAACGACGATATCGGCTACGAGCAGATTGCTTGCGCCTACTTGTGTGACGGTTGGACGTTGGACATCGCTCACTTCATAACCTGCTGGAATGGCTAGTACAACGCTTTCGATGAGTTGCTCGATGTTGTCGAGCGATGCTGGATTGCTTGAGTAAGCCACGCAGCAAGATATAGTGAAGTTGAGTTTGCACTTGAAGGTATCGTTACCGATCGTGTCGAACTCCATGTATGGTGAAGATGGGACGAGAACTACCGCTGGAACTGGGACGTTCTCTGGGACGTATGAGAAGACGTTAGCTGCGACCGACCCAAGTGCTGTGGCAAGTGGAGTGCGGACGGCTGAAAGAATAGTTGAGGCTGGCATTACTGGGCTATCGTTCCGACATCGACGAGTGAACCTAGGAGACCTACGCAGCGATTGTAAAGTGATCTGCCCATGCGGAATGGCGATGGGCTAAAGTCCACGCCTTCGATCTGGCCACCTGCTGCTGTGCGACTCTGGAAGATTTCGACAGAGACGACTAGGACGGCTGATTCTACTGCGCTATTTCCGACATAAGTCGATGCTCCAGTAAGGGTAGCCAACCCTGATGGGATGATGTTCTTAGAGATGATATCAGCGTTAGTTATTGCCGCTGAGAATGAATCGTCATCGAGTAAGTCTGTTGTGATTGTTCGAGTGCCATTGAAAGGACTTCCGCATCCGCTGATAACTACGGACTGACCTTCTCCGAATGGATTCATCTGAACTGTTGAGAAGTATGCGACGTTATTGTTGAGCGAGACTGCATCGATGGCGACTGAGTAAGTCACGAGCATTGGCAAAATGATTGCCTCTGCACTATCGATGATGTCTGATAGAACCGCGTCCGAATACAGAGAGGAAGAAACGCCAAGGGTTGATCGAAGCTCTGAAGCCGTGATAATTGTTGGCATTTCTATCCTCTCGGTAAACGACTGGGGGAGCGATCGGGAGCAACCGCCCCCCCATGCTTAGTTAGTTATTA